TTACAAATTTTCGAGAAATTTAAGTGATTTTTGTTCTTCTTCTTCACGGCTCTTTTGGAGCAGGTGAGAATAAGTTTTAATGGTGACCATTGTATCGGAATGGCCAAGACGTTCTGCGATGTAATCGACAGATACGTGATTAGCAATCAGCATGGAAGCGTGCGTGTGTCGGAGACCATGGAACGTAATGATTGTGGTGGCGCCGATTTCTTCTAATATTTTTTGTAACGCCTTATTGACGCCATTGTTTGAGATGATGTCATGCCGGTTACTTAAAAATACAAGGTTATCAGGATTCTGAAAATTTTTCGCGAAATAATATTCTTTTTGTTGTAGCTGCAACTGCTTCAGCATGCGGAGCAAAACCGAATCAATTTGAATGGTGCGCATCGACGACTCCGTTTTGGTTGGTTTGAATCCCGTCTTATAAAGATAGTCGTATGACTTGTTGATTGTTATCTTATTATTTTTGAAATCGATACAATCCCATGTCAGCCCACAAACCTCACCATAACGACACCCAGTGAGTAACCCGAATAAAATTTGGCAATAAGTAATTTCTTTAAAACGCCAGTGATCTAGACAGTATTGTTTGAGCTTAGCAGCTTCTTCTAATTCTAGAAATTTTAAATCAGCACTACCAGGGGCGCTACCGGACACGATAACGCCCAATGTAAAATCGCGAGACAACAGCCCATCATTAATGGCATATTGCACCGCTTTGCGCATATAGCCGTTAATGCGGGATGTGCTTGCCTTAGCATGTGTGCTGCCATAGGCGTCAATCATTTTTTGATATTCAAATGAGCTTACTTCACTGATTGGACGGTCGCCAAAATTATCACGAATCATTTCGATGGTCTTTTTGTACCGAATCGCTGTATTTGTTGATATACGACCAAATTTGTAAGTCTCAACCCATTGTGTAAAATAATCAGTAAAGCTAATGCCCTCGGACTGTGTGAGTAAATTTTTGCTTTTCTTAACTTCAAGTTCTAACGCAGCCTTTTGCGCATCTGCTTTGCGCTTAAAACCGCCCTTAGACTTACTGTGTTTAGAGTCAATCCAAACTCGGTAAGCCCAGACGTTGCCACGTTTAAAAATTTGTGCCATTGTTAATTCCTCCATTTTAAGCTAAAATAGAGTACGCAAATAGCGCACAATATTTTGCGTTGTTTTTGTGAAGCACATCCAACTTCTTGGCGGGAGGGGATGTGCTTTTATTATGTTAAAAGATTAGGCTTATTTCACATCATATGTTTTAGTGCCAATTTTAGCGAAGTCCGCATTACTAAATTCAACAGTAACGGGGTTGCTATTTTTAAGTGTAAACATTAAAACAGCATTGACTTTTTTACCTGGTAGTAAGGCGTTATTCAAATTATCTTGCTCATCTTGGAAGGGACTATTGCCGTTATCATCGATTGATAGGGAACCTGGTGTTAAATCGATATTAGATGTATCTGTCTTTTGTTTTGCATGGACAACCATATAAAAATTAGAAGGATCTTGTTCTTTTTTTGAATTGTTTAAGATGGTTGTGTGTAGCACCAACACTTTAGTACCTGATTCAGCGCCATCAAGAACCTCAGATTTTTCTAAAGTCATTGTTTCGTTACCGGCGTAAAAAACGTTATCCTTAAAGAACCAGTCATGATCTGCGTCGGTTGGGATGGTGTTTGGTTCTGCAGCTTTCTTTGTTGTTGTCCTATTTGTAGCTTTTTCAACCTTTGAACTTGATGTAGAAGATTCTTTTTTGTCGGATCCTTTAGAACTACATGCGGCAAGTGTCATTGCGCATAAACTAACCATAGCAATACCTAAAACTTTTTTCATAATTTACCCTCCAAGGATGTTTAATTGATGTGCCCCAGCACAATTCGAGTAGTAGGACTTGCACCCACTTGCCAGCTTGACTGAACTCGATACCACTGATTGCTATGCTATTAATTCATTCAATTCATCTAAGCCGATAATTTTAATCTTGCCACCGTTATCAATGAATTCCTGTGCTTTTAATTCGGCTGAGCTATGAACACCATCTTTTAGGCCTTCATAGACTTGTTCGCCGTCAATGAGATAATCAGTTAGGCCAGATACTGCAGAGGTAACACGACCGCCATTTTGTTCGATGAGAAACTTGATTTCACTGCGGGTCATTTCCATAAACTGACCTGTGATACAAAAGCGTAAGCCTGACAGTTTGTCGGATGATTTAGTCAGCTCTGCCGAGTCACCAGCGATGATTTTATCGGTAGAGCCATCGCGTATTTGTTGGTATATGAAAGCTGTTGTTTCACAATCATCTAAAGAATTATGTGATTGATTCTTGATGCCGTAATGCTTTTTTAGCGTTTCTAATTTATAGTTCTCTAAGTTCGGTAGTTTTTTACGAGCAATGGTAACCGTGTCTTCGATAAAGATTTGCTTATCGGTGTACCCATGAGTCGTTAAGAAGTTAATATCAAAATTAATGTTATGACCGATAATGGGAAGACCGCCAATGAAGTCACGCAATTCTGGTATGATTTCGGTAAAAGTTGGTTCATTAATCACCGTTTCTGGACTAATATGTGTGAGAAATTGAACTTCTTTTGGTATTTCGTGTTCAGGATTTACGTATTTATTGAATTGTGCAACTTTTTTGTTATCAATGTACTTCAGAGCAGACACTTGGGTGATGCCTTCGTTTTCAGCAGATAGGCCAGTTGTTTCAATATCTAAAACGATGAAATTGTATAGGTCTTTTTTTAATTTAACGATATTTGGTTTGTTTTTCTGAATGATGGGTGTGACTGGATCAATGGCAGGTTCATCTGGGATTGGAGCTGTCTCAGGCATAGTTTCATCGACTTCTGGGATGATTTCCGGTGTTGGTTGTTCCGCGACTGGAGATTGTTTATACTCTGCCAGCCACTTATTAATTCGAATTGTATCAAGTAGCATCCATGGAATAGTAATGATTAGACCGTATCCAGCGGTAAGTAGCGCTAATAGTGTCATAATGAATCCTGTACCTTTTCGGCCCAGATAATAGCGGTGACCGCCGAGCCATCCAAATAATAGCCATAAGCCCCATGCTATATTGGAATCTTTACCAGTTTGAATGGGGACCTTAGTTGTCACGGTAGGTTTTACTTTGGGATGCGATGTCTTTTTTGAGGCACCTATTTGAGACATCGGATTGATGCCTACAGTTGTTTTATTATAAATACGGTTATAAACGGCCTTCTTTGGGTTTTTTAACATTCCCGTACCTTTTTTTCCATAATAAGGGATGACCGCACGCTTTACGGAGCGCTTTAATTTTCCGGTTGTACGCGCCTTGATTGAACGTTTAATACTTGGCTTTCTAACCCCAATTTTAACCACAATATCTCCTCCAAATATGTTAAACTATGTTTATAGTTGTTGCTTTTTATGTTTTTATCAGAGCAATTTGCGTCTTACTTCCCCACGAAGTAGGGCGCTTTTTTATGCTTTTAATATCTGAATACCATTGGCGAAATTGATTAGAATATTATCTTTTACAATAACACCGTACTTCTCACGGTAATATGCTAAGACGTCGAAAAGGTATTCGACAGTTACGTCCAAGTGATCAGCTAGTTCAAATTCATTGGTTGATTGCCAATAAGCTGCAACTAACTTATCGAGTGGTACCAGACGGTTAAACGAGCGGCGACGTGCAATTGTTTCTTGCTTAGCACTCTCAATATCATTTGGGTTAAGAATATCACCAACAGATATCTCTTGATGACTGATTTCTTCAGCCAATGTCTGTGCCTGTTCAACGCGCGTGCGTTTAGCGTTAATGATAATTGTTTTACCAATACATAGACCATCAACACCTGCGGGCATATCGGTTCGAGGTTTAATATCAAATTCTGTAGATGATTCTGCAATTAATGAGTCGAGCATATCCATATATAATTCACATCACTTATTCTTGGGATGGTAGTTACTATTTCTTTGATTTTTTGATCATATCGATATAGTCTAAAATCTTAGCCATATCGTCGTCAGTAAAATCTTTATTCAAATGCGCAGCTAGAAGTTCGGCTTCAGGATTTGAATCATTACTAGATGTGACATTTCTTCCAATTAGAAAATCAGTTGTGACACCAAAGTAGTCTGCTACCTTTTGAAGTTTATCAATTGAAGGTGAACTTTTACCCCATTTCGTAATAGAACCACTGGAAAGACCTGTTCGACGTTCAAGTTCTGCCAAGCTAATACGTTGTTCTGCAGCAAGCTCTTTGATCCTGTCTATAATTGTCATGTTTATACCTCGGAAAATTTACTATATTTTTGTTGACGTGGAAAATATTCCGTGATATATTATTGGTGTTAGCAAATAAGGTATACGGAATAAGCCCACGTTCTGGGCTTATACGAAATGACGAAGTAATGCTGGGGAGCTTTACGGTTATTTCGTATGCCTTAATTATAGAATATTTTCCGAACAAGTCAACAAGAAATAAGAAAATATTCCAATAAAGTGAGGTGGACTGAATTGATGTACAGCAAAATTAAGATGCTTGCCAAAGAGCAAGGTGTATCAATTAATAAAATGGAAAAGGATTTGGAGTTTGGATCATCAACGATTTCAAAGTGGAGTAAATCTATTCCCTCAGTAGATAAGTTAAAAAAAGTTGCAGATTATCTCGATGTAACAATTGATGAGTTACTTAGGGATGAAGAGCTAGCAACTAAATAATTGAAATCTCTTTTTCCATTTTAGCCGGTTGCTGCATTAATCATAAGTGAGGAGGTGTCAATCATGGAAAAATGGAAAAAGGAAATGGCCGTATTAATGGGCTGGAATATGGCGTCCGCACTTGTGCTATTGATTGGTCTAATTGCATGGCTTATCTGGCAAACGAAATTTGCATTATTTATTTTTGCCGTCGCATTGCTTTTCTTTATTTTGAATTTTGCGCTTTTAATGTTTTGGCGAAATCAAACTAAGAAAGAGATGAAAGAAGAATTGGCCAAACAAATTAATGAAAAAGTGGATTCATTCAAAATGGATCATAAATAGCAAAAACAAAATTAGTGCGTAATCGTGGCTACTGAGGAGGTGTCTCATGGAATTACTCCTTTAAATATCAATATTCCCCCAGATTATTGAATATAGCCGAGCGCTTAAAACTACTACTTGAATTAACCCCTCAGTGGTCGCGATTACGCACTAATGACTATCAGTACCGATTGGAGGCATGAAACATGAAGGAACAAAAAATTGAAATTATCAATGAAGAACGATATACGAAACTAATTGTGGAAACAAATGATGGCAAAAAAATAGCAGAAATCACATCAACAGATGCAACTCCTGCTACTGGTTACAGAATTAGATTGACACCAAAATATGACTAACCTTTTGGTGGGTGTGGATCATTTCCATGACTATCGCGACTTTGAATTTTACCATCGCGACCATGAATAAATAATTCAGACCCCTGATTTTTAGAAATTTCTCTGGCAATTTTTGTTGCTTCGGCTTTCGTGTCCGTGTGCACAGTTGCCTTAGAATTTCCGGCGCCTTTAACATTCCAACCGCCGTCGGAACCGGGTACCACATGTTGGTTTTTACCCATATTTTTCACCTCGAAACAATAGATTAATTAAATAGCGCAACTGGATTGTGTCACTATTCACTTTAATTATACCCGATATAGGCGGGAGTTCAAGATTCAGATACCACATATAGGGGGTAATTACATTGTGGACAATTATTGAACAAATGATGAAAGATCAAGGAATGAATCAAGAACAGCTAGCTAAACGCATGAGAGTGCATTCTGGTGTTATTTCAGACTTCAAATTAGGCCATATCAAGAAGCCGAGCTTTGAACTTATGTGTAAGTTTGCCGATGCACTAGACGTGAGTTTGGACGATTTAAGAAACTAATAGGAGGCATGGAACATGGAGCGAACTAAAGTTGTTATCCCACAATTTTCAATTGAGTTACCAGCTGGTATTGAGTTGATCAGCACCGAAAAGCGTGAGCAACTTGAATCCGACCGGCAAGTCATCTGGGATTTGAACAAAGCTGTTGAAATGACAGGCTACACTAAAGCGGATTTGAAGAAAATCCTGACTGAATTTAAAAAGCGATTGGATATGGACAACGGTGGCTGTGTTTACTACCCATATCACGGTGGCAAATACAGCATGGAGTCATTAGGGTTTACGCAGTTTATTCGCAATAACTTTGCAGAAATCACGGGGTTTTTAAAGGGATGAAAAACACAAAACGCTTAATGAACATCGACCGCATCGTGTTTGGCATCATGGTCACATTGCTGATTGTGAGCCGAAACAGCGACATGGCATTTTGGTGGGCGACGGTCTTAATTGGCTATTTTGCAAGTTCAGTATTGCATACACCAGATTATTTTGAATCAAAGGAGAACAGCAAGTGAATCTGATAGAAAGAGTTATCACGAATAATATGGAAGTCCCAATCAAGTACGATGGCCATCAGTTAATGAAGTATGCGTTGCTGGTTCGTTATGATCAGCGGTTCAAAGAAGAGGTTGGAATCTCGTTTAGCGACCGCATGCGATTGGGTGAAGTCATCAGAGGACTAAGCCACGACGACATCGATGACATCATTGAAGTTTGGGCCGCAATCCACGGCGTTGAATCAGTTGAATTTGCCGAGTCTGATGAGCAACTTGATCAGATGATTATGTATGTGCTTGATGAGATTTGGGACAAAAAGGGGGATGCACGCAATGGATGAAATGAATCAGTTAGTTTTTATGCGTGAACTGCAGGCAGTAACAACCAGCTTGCAATTAGCAGAAGCTTTTGAAAAGAATCATCAGCATATCTTACGAGACATCGACAGTTTAAAAGATGTATCCAATTTTGGACAGATGTTTTCAAATGGAAATGAACCAGATTCATATGGGCGTAATAGGCGAATTTATTATATGAATCGTGATGGATTCACATTGTTGGCTATGAGTTTTACCGGAAAAAAGGCGCTGGAATTCAAATTGAAATACATCTCAGCATTCAATCAGATGGAAAAAGTAGTTAAGGAACCCATGCAACTGCCAACAACACCGCAGGAAATGCTTAAATTGGTTTTGCAAAATATGGGCGATTCAAATGAAAAGGTGGAAGCACTAGAAGACCGGATTGATGAAATTGAAGACAACGCACCTTTATCACCAGGCACATATAGCTTTATCTCGCGTCGAATTAGGCAGCGTGTTAGCGAAGTTGCTCGTGGATTTGGCAGATTATCACAGAAACAACGCGGACAGCTATACCGTGACATCAACCAGGGAGTTAAGCAGGTTTCTGGCGTTGACACCAGATCGCAACTGCGAGAGAAACATTACAAACTAGTGATGGACTTCATTCAAGATTGGGAACCAGCAACGGCAACGAAAACACTCATTCGACAATTTGAGATTTCTGCTGAATAAGAAACGACGACCTAAGTTAAACATAGGCCGTCAGATAATATGGCACGTATCGGAATTTAGACAAAATAAAAAGCCTTACCGATTGGCAAGACTTTCCACAAACTAAAGATATAGTTTCCGCAAACAAATTATACTTCTTTATCTGTGGATAAGTCAATGAGCCGGTTTGAAGGCTTTTAATATGCTCCAAGCTCTGTAATTCTTAGTCCTTGTTAGTAAGGCATTAAGCGGGCTTGTTTCAGGTATTAACTTAGCGACCATAGATTAGAGGTAATGAATATGCGGAGTTACACACGGGAAAAAAAGATTTGGTGTGGGGATAGATATTTAGAAGTAGACGTGATTCCCAGAACGTTTAATGCTGATCAATATACAAAAAAAGGGATTCGGTCAAAACGTAAGCGAGAATCCGAACCGAAGCAAAAGAATCTCAATCAGAAGAATGCTAAAAGATACTTGATACAACTTGTGAATGCCAATTTCTACAACGGGGACTATTTCCTAACACTCACTTATCAAGATCCAATGAAACCTGAAACGATTGATGCAGCACTCAAAGAAGTTGGGAACTATATCCGGCGAATCAAGAGATTGTATAAAAATGCCGGGCATGACCTGCAATACATCCTAGTTACTGAGGGTGGGGATGAATCTGTCAGAATTAATCATCATATCGTGTTGAAAAGTGCAGTGGGTGTAACTCGGGATGAAATTGAAGAGTTATGGGCTAAGGGTCGTGGACGAAATCGAAAGCAACTGGGTTATGCGAATTGCAAAACAATTAGAGCTAATGACAACGGGGTAACTGGGATTGCGAGTTATCTCAGCAAAGACCCAAAAGGGAAAAAGCGCTGGTCATCATCTAAGAATTTGGCTAGACCTATTTCGCGAACTAATGATCATAAGTATTCCCAACGTCGATTGGAAAAACTAGCAAAGTTGCCTGACCAGGGGCAAGGCTATTTCGAAAATATGTATAAGGGCTATCAGATTACGGAGTTAGAGATTGAATATTTTGAAATGACAGGCTGGCACGTCTACTTAAAGATGTGGCGGATATAGGAAGAATGTGGAGTGATCGCGATGACTAAAAGAATTAAACGCAGATGGTGGGTTCGTCATCCCGTAAGTGGCAGGTATTTAGGAGCAGATAACGGCTTAACATGGGTTGACCTCGATAATCCCCATTCAGTTTCATTGAGTGAAAAGCAGATAAAGGCTATCAACCCAGAATTTTGGGATTGGCGTGAGGAAGATAAGGCGTACTTGTTTGATCAGTGCAGCAAACAGGAACGTAAAAATGGTGATGGGTGGAGATGATTAGATGCAACCAATTAAATTAAAAATAGATTCTAAGTACGAATCGGTTGTTTTAACGGTTCAACAATATGGATATTATGATGGCCCAAAATGCGATAATCCGGGATGTAATTCAGAGTTAGGTCATCTAATCGATGACTGGCAGACTAATGCTACTGATTTAAAGGCTGACCAAAATGAGCTAAATATGAGTGATGAAGATTTTGAAAAGCTGATAGGCGCAATCTATGTGGCAGATGTCATTGAATACGAAGGGAGCAACACTAATGCAAAATGAACGATTAAAAAATGGCGACATCCTGAATAATGTGATGGACATTTTTGGCAACGTGCACCGACAAGTTAGCATCATTCGTGTTATGGAGAATACAGTAACGGGTGAGGACCGTGACACGCATGTACGCCGAGTATTCCATAAACAAGATATAGGGATGACGCCTCGTGGTAAGTACGGTTACGACAGTGATGCCAGCAAGAAGAGCTTTGACCTTGAAGAGTCACATCAATTGAAGTGGGGTGAATCTGAATTGCTTGGCAGGGGAGCATCCCAAATAGCAAATACATCGCGCAGCTAATATTGACAGGAGGCATACCACTATGGAGATTTCAATTAATTCAGAAACCAAGAGTTTAGTTTTTAGCTCAGATAAGCCATTCACGCCGGAACAAATGACGCTTGCCGCCAAGCTATTTGAGAGTGCGGCGGAAAACTTCGCCGAAGTAAGCAAATATAAATCAGGTAATCAGATACAGTTGATTATTAAGTGCCGTGGGTGCAATCGACAGCACTTAGTAGATGCGATGATTGGTCATAATCAAGCTTATCAATGTGAATGCGGTGAACAGATTGAGCTATTGCCAATACTCAAGGCAATGGGGTTTGTGGATTAAAAGGGGGGGCTTAGCAATGGATGAAGTATTAAAAGGACTAAGTGTTGCAGTAGGTTCGGCGGTTGATGCAGTCGCCATCGCCTTTGGTGGCTATACGACTAAGGAGCAAAGGCGAATTGAACAGCTAATGGATATTTTTGATGATATGGAATTATGTAAGATGATTGTCCGGATTGAATCAGGCAAAAGAAACATCGGACTGACTGAGATTAAAGAATTCAATACTAAGTTGCAAGAAATGGAGGTTACGGGATGAACATTGACAAGTCAGCACAAGCCGTTATGAACAGTTTTAAGACGTTTCTCAAAGCAGTAGTAGATTTTTTTAACGTAGAAGTGTTCAAAGTAATCATAAACGCTTTAAAACCGATACTAACAGCAATCAAGCTTTATATAGCGCAACTACGTAAACCAATCAAATGGCGTAAGTCAAACAAACGGAGGTAGCAACATGAGCATATTTTGGCTATGGCTTTTAACTAGTCAAGGCGTCACCGCCATCAAGTGGCTATGGGTCTTATATCCAGTTGTACTGGGATTAGTATTTTGGAGGTTGAAAACGAAATGATGGATAGTGAAACAAGGGGACGAAGAGTGCAGGCAATAGCTGTTCACATGATGTCGGGCAATAAATTCACACCAACGATGATCATGCACCGCTGTCTTTGTTCCAAAAAAGAGGCGGTTGAATTGTTGGAACAAGCTACTCAACGAATGGAGGTATTAAGGGATGAAGTTAGGTAACGTATTCGGCATTATTGGCCGCGACCCGAAGATGAACAGCAATGGCACGGTGATTATGTTCAGCATTGCCGTCAAGCGCCGCTATAAAGATAACCAATCGGGGCAATATGAGAGCGACTGGTTCAATTGCAAGGCTTTTGGTAAGACAGCCGAGCTAATCAATCAAAACTTCCACAAGGGGTCGAAAATCCTCTTTGACGGTGATATGCGTAACAACAATTACGAAAAGAATGGCCAGAAAGTTTACAGCAACGAAATTGTAGTGAGTGACATCACTTTTATTGAATCCAAACAAGCTGCTAACGACGACAATCGGCAAGTAGGTAGAACCGAACCATTCCCAACATCGGCGCCAGACTTGTTTGGCAATAATGGCGTGACTGTTGACCCAGATGACCTACCGTTTTAGGGCATAAAAAAAGACCGCGCTACCAACGCGGCCATTCCTTTGACATCCTACCAATATTATACCAAACAAAGGGGTGGCGTTGTTGGTTATTAACGCGAAACGGTTTGAATGGTTGCAAGAATATGAGCAACTTGATCATGATATCAAGTATTTAAAGTGGAATCTGTTGAAGACACAAGCCGAGCTAAGTCGTCGAGTGAGTGGTGACCTAAGCAATGATCACTTGGTGAAAGGGTCAAAAGGCGCACGCGTTGAAGAAGAGATTGCACGGCTGGAGCAAGAATTGCAATGGTGTATACAAGCTCAACATGATTTGAGAGAGCTAGTAAGCTCATTTAATGGCATTGAGGAGCAAATACTCCGCAAGAAGTACATTGATGGGCAGACGCTGGAAGAGATTGCAGAGGACAACGAGGTGCACTACACGCTGTCTTACATCCGCAAGAAACACGCCGAGCTACACCGCAGGCTAGATTTTCTAGATAAATGGGATGCTGATAAGTACGAATTGCAAGTTGTTGTCGGCGACCAGTTACGGTAGACTTACTGAGAAGTAAGTCTATTTTTTGAGGAGTCTTAAACATGTTAGTTTTACCTGTTGGGGTTATCGTTGTTGTTACAAGTGTAATTTGCATAAAGAAGATACTTTTTACAGAGAAAGATGAAAAAATAAGCGGTGCAATAATAATACTCATGTTTGTCGCAGTATTTGGAATTCCAATTGTTGTGAGTGCGGGAGTTGCCGAAATACCTTCTTTTATGGGTGACGGTGGAGATTCAGGGGATTGGATAGGTTTCTGGGGGAGTTTTCTAGGTTCTATTATTGGAGTAGCTGGTGCGGCACTATTTGCGTATATAAATACAAATTTTCAATTAAAAGAACAGCGCAGAAATGATTTATTTAATGCTTTGGAAATTGAAGATGTAAAGAATAAATCTAAATTGATTTCTATTAATACTAACTATCTAAAAGAAATTGTTGGGCTAGAGTTAAGCATTGGAAATTTTAATTTGTCAGAAGCGACTGATATTTACGGAATTAGATCATACGTTAATAGAGACCGGATTGTTCAGCAAAATAATGTGAGAAATACCTATATTGCAGAGTTTACTGCGTATATCACTTGTATTGGCGGGAGTACATTAAAGGAGTTTCGTACTATACAAGACGATATACATGATACTTGGAGTGAATTAGTTGAGAAAAATATGCTGGAATTGAATGATGCGGTTAGAGAAGTTGTAACGCAATTAGACAATGGAGATAGCTTTGAGATAGATAGTTATAGAGAATTAGCATTGAAACAAAACACTGTAGTCTCTAATTTAAAATACATAGAGGCGAAAGTTGAAATAATGAATAATAGTTTAGCAAATGATATCACGAATAAAAGGAAGTTCTAATGTGACTTTTATGAGACCTCACAGAGTGTATGGTTTTATTGATTCGGGCGGTTTATAGTAATAGCATAGAAGTTTGCAGATAAGGCACATCCAATCGGGTGCGCCTTTTTTGTTGTCTTTAATTAGGAGGTAGCACATGAGACCGCGCAATGATATCCCTGATAAGCTTCAGGCACAGCAGAAAAGAGTGAACAACTTTATTATTAAAGGTGGCACAATTGAGGACTACAGAGCGCAGGTAAAACGAGCGCAATACCTAAGCAGATGCAATCCAATCGAGAACCGACTGAGCTTTCAGCGCAAGTATGAGGCCCAGTAGAGTATGTCCCCTGGTCTAGCAAGTACCCCCGGCATCATTAGAAGGGAGGTGGTACCATCCGAGCAGACAAGCAGGGACCGCATCGTGTTGCCTTTGAGCACAACAAGAAGACAATCCTCAAGACACAATCAGTCTGTGGCATCTGTGGTCAGCCAGTCGACAAGCAACTCAAGGCGCCTGATCCGATGAGTCCGGTTATTGATCACATGATTCCAGTCAGCAAGGGCGGACATCCATCAGCGATGGACAACTTACAGCTGGCGCATTGGTCATGCAACCGGCAAAAGTCCGACAAGTTGTTTGTTGAAAAGGAAGAACCAAAGGTAATTGGCAATCGAAATCTGCCACAAAGCATAAAATGGATTAATTACAAAGCGCGTTAAATCAGTGATTTGACGGTCTGAAAGGTAGGGGGTTACTCCCCTACCGCGGGTCACAGAGCCCTTCACGCCGTCACTGTACATTTTTTCTCGCGCGAATGCGAAAGGAGTTGACAACATGGCATTAAAAGGGAAGGTTTACCTCAGTCAAAAGCTACAGCGACACCGTGCGCGCTCGTTAATGCGTTACAAACAATATGCGATGCAGCACGTCGACAATAGCTACAGTGTGACAATCCCGCAATCAATTCGTAATCGGTATCGTTCAGTTTTAGGTTGGACAGGAAAAGGCGTTGACAGTTTGGCCGATCGATTGGTATTTCGAGAGTTTATGCACGATGATTTCGAAGCTAATGAGATATTTGCAGTCAACAATCCCGATGTCTTTTTTGATAGCGTGGTATTATCGGCGCTCATTGCATCATGCTCGTTTGTTTATATCTCGAAAGGGCCAGACGACTTGCCACGCTTGCAGGTCATCGAAGCAACTAATGCTACTGGCGTTATTGATCCAATCACGGGGCTTTTAACTGAGGGTTACGCAGTGCTGGAACGAGACAATTACCATAATCCGGTGGTTGAAGCTTATTTCACACCAACCGAAACACAATTTCATTATACAGACCCAAACATACCAGACTTTCCTGAACCGAATCCAACGGGGCACCCATTATTAGTGCCGGTTATCCATCGGCCAGATGCGGTGCGACCATTCGGACGTTCTAGAATTTCGCGTGCCGGGATGTATTACCAGCGATATGCCAAAAGAACGTTGGAACGGGCAGAAATCACCGCGGAATTCTATTCATTTCCACAAAAGTATGTTGTCGGTCTATCGAATGATTCCGAACCAATGGATGCATGGAAGGCAACTGTTTCGTCGATGCTCCAATTTACCAAGGATGAAAATAATGATAGTCCAACACTCGGGCAATTCACCACCTCATCAATGGCGCCATTTACTGAGCAACTTAAAACGGCCGCTGCTGGTTTCGCTGGTGAGTCCGGGTTGACAATGGACGATTTGGGCTTTGCATCTGACAATCCGTCGAGCGTTGAAGCGATTAAGGCTAGTCATGAAAACTTACGTCTTGCAGGTCGCAAGGCACAACGCTCACTGGGGTCTGGTTTATTAAATGTGGCGTACGTTGCGGTGTGCTTGCGGGATGAACAACCGTATTACAGGAGCCAGTTCAGTAAAACAGCGCCAAAATGGGAACCGCTATTTGAAGCCGACGCCAGTTCATTGAGCTTAATCGGCGACGGTGCTGTTAAACTCAATCAAGCACTGCCTGGATTTATTAACGCTGAAACAATCCGTGATTTAACCGGCGTCAAGGGAGCTGATAGCAGTGGACAATGATATCGTGCCAGCATTGCTTGAATCGATTAGAAATGATTTTGATCAGCGTGCTTTTAATAGCGCTAAGTTAAAAACTGCCGTTCAGCTATTAAAAAATAAAAAGGCGACGTATATCGACATCAATGATTATTCGGTTGAGATTGGGCAGATTCTAGCCGAAGTGCTGGGTGCCAACGTCACAGCGGAATTACTACCGGATGGCCGCATGTATTTCAACATTGCCGACCGTGTGATCAATGAAACGTTGCAAAAAAACTATGATCTAATTGTTGGTTACGCCAATGACGTCCAAACACAACTCAATCGGGACGCTAACATCCACATGCGCGCTCAAGTGCCTGACCTGAATCAAGACCGCGTGGACGGCATCGTTAACCGCGTTTCGAGTGAAGCGGATTTTGACAAAATTAAGTGGTTGCTAAATGAGCCAATTGTCACGTTCAGCCAGAGTATTGTGGACGACGTGTTGCAAAGCAACGTTGAGTTCCAAGCCAAGTCAGGATTGCGCCCCAAGATTACACGACGCGTTGTCGGCAAGGCATGCAAGTGGTGCAGTAGTCTGGCTGGTTCATACGATTACTTTGATAAGCCGGAAGAGATTTACCAGCGCCACGAACGATGCCGGTGTACCGTTGAGTATGACCCAGGTTCTGGCCGTCGCCAAGACGTCTGGTCAAAGAAGTGGGTTGATCCGCAACGGGAAACCAAGATTGAAGCACGCAAGCAACTCAATATTAAAAAGAAAACCCCAGCACCCAGCGCATAGTTGAGTGCTATTTTTATACCAAAAATTAGGAGGAAACAAAATTGAACTCACAAGATTTTATTGAAAAATGCAAACGGCTCGTTGCGGATTACACGAATTCACATATGGATAGAACTGATGCCGCGGCGCCAATCATTCCCGAAGGTGTATTTGTCGTTTGGAGTTGTAAAACATTGCAAAATAACAAGGCACTACTTAGCACAAGTGTTACCGATGGGATGTACTACGAAGTAACCTATAACGGTAATCGCGACGAAATCTATTTTGATGCTTACAAGAAGTTTGAAAACCAGTGCATTAAGCTTTAATCACACCAATCGACCTAAGCATGTCGTTAAACTGCGGATAAGATTGAAGGAGGACTGAGCCATGACTACCAAAGTTCGATTTGGCAATCAGCATCCTACTCAATCGGTAATATTGCCATATCACGAATCAATGTATCAAAAAGCGGTCGATATCTACGAAAAAACCGGCAATGAATTTTACGCATGGCAATCTGAAATGTTGGAACACATCATGGCCGTTGATCAAGACGGCTTATGGGCGCATCAAAAGTTTGGTTATTCAATCCCACGTCGGAACGGGAAGACTGAAGTCATTTACGCGGTTGAAATGTGGGCCCTCGAAAAGGGCTTGAATATCTTGCATACTGCCCACCGGATTAGTACGTCACACTCCTCATTCGAAAAACTAAAAAAATATTTAGAAAAGAGCGGATACGTCGAGGGTGACGACTTTAATTCAATCAAGGCAAAAGGGCAGGAGCGACTTGAACTATATGCAACCGGCGGCGTGATTCAATTTAGAACGCGGACATCCAGTGGTGGCTTGGGTGAAGGCTTTGACATCCTAATTATTGACGAAGCCCAAGAATACACCACTGAACAAGAATCAGCCTTGAAATATACCGTGACCGATAGTGACAACCCAATGACCATCATGTGTGGAACACCGCCAACCCCAGTTTCAAGCGGGACTGTTTTCGCAAGTTATCGTGAAAGCACCTTGTTTGGCAACAGCAAGTATTCGGGCTGGGCGGAATGGTCTGTTGAAAAGATGACCGACATTCACGACGTCGATGCGTGGTATCAGTCGAATCCGTCATTGGGCTACCACTTGACCGAGCGGAAAATTGAAGCTGAACTTGGGGATGACAAACTTGATCATAATGTGCAACGTCTGGGCTACTGGCCGAAATACAACCAGAAGTCTGCCATCTCGGAAAGAGATTGGCGTCAACTGCTGGTTAAGGCTATGCCCGTCTTTAAGGGGAAGTTATTTGTCGGAATCAAGTACGGCAATGACAACACCAACGTTGCCGTTAGCATTGCTGTCCGCACACTATCAGGCAAGATTTTTATCGAAACAATCGATTGCCAATCGGTTCGAAATGGTAATCACTGGATAATCCGCTTTTTGAAAGAGGCAGACGTTTCGAAAATCGCGATTGATGGTGCTGCAGGGCAAAAGATGCTCGATGATGACATGCGCGATAGCAAGATTAAAGGTGCCGTACTACCAACCGTGAAAGAGGTTATCAAGGCAAACTCACTTTGGGAAAACGGGATTTACCAGCGGACAATTTGCCATGCTGGACAACCGTCATTAACCAAGGTTGTGACCAACTCTGATAAGCGGAATATCGGTACCAACGGTGGATTCGGATATCGGTCGCAATTTGATGATATGGACATCAGTCTTATGGATAGCGCGATGCTCGCACACTGGGCTTGCACCGAGTTTAAACCTAAAGCAAAACAAAAAGTCAGATATTAAAACGACATCAATTAGGTGCCGTTTTTTAGTGTCAAAAATTACCGATACAGCCGGGAAAAGCTGGGAAAGGACATTAACATGACATTTAAAACAATCGAAACACAAGAGGAATTAGACAAGATTATCAAAGATCGCATTGACCGCGTAAATGAGAAGTATGCGGATTACGATCAATTGAAATCACGTAACGAAGAATTGACGGCCGAAAATTCGGCCCTACAAACGACGGTCAGCGAAACCAGTGAAAAGGTCAAAGGCTTTGATCAAGAAAAAGCCGACATGATGGCTAAAATTTCAGGATTCGAAACAGCCAATTTACGGACAAAAATTGCCCTAAAAAATGGCTTGCCAATTGACCTCGCTGATCGTTTGCAAGGTGATGATGAAGAGGCAATCACCAAAGATGCAGAGCGCTTATCGGGATTTATGAAACCGATGAACCCAACGCCGCCGCTTGCTGACCCAGAAGGACATCAGGGCGCTGACGGAAATGAAAAGTATAGAAGTTTACTCGAAAACATGAATATGGAGGAATAGAAAATGGGAGTATTATCAAAAGCAAGTTTATTTGATCCAGAATTAGTGACTGACTTAGTGAACAAGGTGAAGGGCAAAAGCTCCCTTGCGGTTCTGGCGAAACAAGTACCAGTACCGTTCGATGGCAGCAAAGAATTCACGTTCTCAATGGACCAAGATATTGATATCGTAGCCGAAAATGGGAAGAAAACACATGGTGGTGTGACGCTCGCACCAGTGACGATCGTGCCAATTAAAGTAGAATATGGTGCTCGTGTATCGGAAGAATTTATGTTTGCCTCAGAAGAACGTAAGATTGAAATTTTGAAGGCATTCAATGAAGGCTATGCCTTGAAGTTAGCGCGTGGGATTGACTTGATGGCGTTTCATGGCATTAATCCACGAACAAAGGTAGCTTCAACGATCATTGGCAACAATAGTTTTGATGGAAAAGTGACGCAAACTGTTGATTTTGACAAGGCTAATCCAGATGCCAATATTGAAGCAGCAGTTGGTATGGTGCAAGGCTCAGAGGGCTCTGTAACTGGGATGGCGATGGATACCGTAATGTCAGCCGCATTATCTGCAATGCGGACTAGAGATGATGTGCGTGTGTTCCCTGAATTAACTTGGGGTGCTAACCCTGGTTCAATTAATGGATTACCTACAGATATTAACAGAACCGTTTCGGGTGGTGGCGATGATTTAGCAATCGTCGGTGACTTTGCCAACATGTTCAAATGGGGTTATGCAAAAGAAATCCCATTGGAAGTTATCCCTTATGGTGATCCTGATAATTCTGGCGAAGATTTGAAAGGGCACAACCAAGTTTACCTACGTTCAGAAACTTATGTTGGCTGGGGCATCATGGATGGCACTCAATTTGCACGTGTTATCAAACCTAAAGTGGAGGCTTAATCATGGAATATCAAAACACAAAAACAGGCTTTATTTTAATGACAGATTGCAAGATTTCAGGTACCAACTGGGTACGGATTGATAAAGCTGAACGAGTGGGGCAAGCGCCCGCCCCAGCACCCGAGGTTGAAGTAGTGGAACAACCTGCAGAAACACCAGCACCAGCGGTTGAACACCAACAAGAACCGAAAGTGCCCGAAGTTAGTGAAGACATGGCTGGATTCGACGGCGTCACTCGCAATCAAATTATGCAAGAATTGGACGCACAAGGCATAAAGTATGATCCTAAGGCAAAAAAGCAAGTGCTCTATGATTTAATGATGAGCCAAGGGGAGTGAGGGCATGACGCCGTTCGCAACAATTGAAAACGTCGAAACCATGTGGCGTAAGTTGGAACAAGATGAAGTAGCCAGAGCAACTGCGCTTTTGGATGTCATTTCAAACACACTACGACTTGAAGCACGCAAAGTTGGTAAGGATTTAGACAAGATGGTCGCATCTGATGAAGTCTACGCCAGCGTTGCGTGTTCGGTGACGGTGGACGTAATCGCTCGCACGTTGATGACGTCTACTAATCAAGAACCGATGACGCAGATGACTCAAAGCGCACTTGGTTATTCCTATTCTGGTTCGTATCTCGTCCCAGGTGGCGGGATGTTCATCAAAAATTCCGAGTTGAGTCGCTTAGGGTTAAAACGGCAAAGATATGGGGTGATTGATTTCTATGAAGATAAAGGGAATCACGATCACATTAATTGACCAGGTTCAAATGGGTAACGACCCACTTGGCAATCCAATTGTAGAAGATAAGCCGGTCGAAGTGAGTAACGTACTCGTTGCCCCAGCGTCGGCCGACGATATTACCAATCAGCTTAATTTAACAGGACGAAAAGCGATTTACACGCTGGCAATTCCTAAGGGTGATACCCACGATTGGGAGAATAAGCCGGTTGAGTTTTTCGGCCAGCGCTGGAAGTCGTTCGGGATTCCGCTAGAAGGCATCGACGAACTTATTCCCCTCGATTGGAATAAGAAAGTGATGGTGGAACGTTATGAATAAAAAGGGGTTTGTACTAAATCACGGCGGTATCGGTGAATTGCTAAAGTCGGCAGAGATGCAGGCGGTTTTAACTGATAAAGCTGCTGGTATTAGAAAACGCTGCGGTGACGGTTATGCCCAAGATATCTATGTTGGAAAAACGCGTGCCAATGCGATGGTGCGCGCTAAGACGGTTAAAGCTAAACGTGACAACATGAAAAACAACACCATCTTGAAGGCGGTGCGCTAATGATTGAAGTTACTATCTTAGATTTTTTAAGTGCGCACCTGTCAGTGCCGACTTATACCGACCGTCAAAACGAGATGCCAGCCAGCTACGTTATTTTCGAAAAAACGGGTGGTTCTAAACGAAACCATCTGTTATCTGGTACCTTTGCATTTCAAAGTTACGGCCAATCGAAATATGAAGCGGGTATGTTAAACGAAGAATTGAAACGAGTCGTTGAAGGTTTAATCACACTGGATGTGATTGGCGGTGTCAGCCTCAACAGCGACTACGATTTTACAGACACTGAGACCAAAGAATACCGCTATCAAGCGGTATTTGATATTAATTATTATTAGGAGGCTTATTAATGCCAAACTCAAAAAATGTAACGACTGCCAAGCCCAAAATTGGCGGGGCACTCTATACAGCACCATTAGGAACACCACTTCCAACTGACGCGATTACGAGCCTGTCAGAAGCGTATAAAGATTTGGGCTATATTTCAGAAGACGGTTTAGTCAATACGAATTCGGGAAAATCCGAATCAATTAAAGCATGGGGTGGCAAAATTGTTGCTAATCCGCAAACTGAAAAAGAAGATACCTTTCAATACACATTACTCGAAGTAACGAATCCGACTGTTTTGAAAGAAACTTATGGTGATAAGAACGTTAAGGGCGACTTGGAAACTGGTATTACAATCGAAGCGAATTCAGAAGAATTAGAAGACCATGTTATTGTTGCCGATATGATTCTTAAGGGCGGTGTTTTGAAACGGATCGTTATCCCGATTGGTAAGGTCACCGAAGTTGGTGATATTACCTATGCAGATGGGGATGCGGTTGGGTATGAGACGACTTTATCAACTACGCCGGATGATACGCCTAAAGCCAATACTCATTATGAATACATGCAAAAGCCAAAAACAGAAACTGATCCAGCAGCCGAATCGGTACAAGAAGTGTCAGCACCAGAAGCATAAAATAAGACAACTAAGGGGGCTAAATAATTATGATTAAAGGTAAGACGAAATCAGGCTTCAATTATGCAATTTCACAAGAACGAATGGAAAACTATGAAATGATTGAAGCTTTGAATGAACTGGATAAAAATCCAATGAAATTGCCCAAGGTTATCAATTTACTTTTGGGCAACGATGGTGCTAAGCGATTGAAGGACCATGTTCGCACAGATGATGGCATTGTGCCATCTAAAGTAATGATGAATGAAATCCAAGAAATTTTTGAGAGTCATAAGCAAACAAAAAACTAATAATCCTTGCCGAGATGATTAAGTTAGATGAAGATGCCTTAATCAGCGACCTCGCGGAGACTTATCAGATATACGACTATCAGCAGCTACCGTTATCAACGGTGGCTGCTTTTTCGTATAATTTGAGGAACGATTCACGCATCAAATTGAAGATGAACCAGCAAGCGGTCCCCATTAATACGCAAGTTTTGATGGGGATTCTAGACGGAGTCAATTTGTTGCTATGGTCTCGGTCTAAAGATGCGGAGCGCGGCACTAAAAAGCCACAATCAATTCTAGATGCTGCTATGGGTACCCATAAAAAGCAGTCTACGAATTCGGCAGTTACTTTTGATTCCGGCGAGGATTTTAAACGTATTAGGGACGGTTTGATAACAGGAGGTGAACCAAATGGCGACTGAACTAGGTCAAGCGTATGTCCAGATTGTGCCATCGGCTAAAGGGATTAGCGGTGCCATTAAGGGCCAGTTAGATCCTGAAGCTGATTCAGCCGGCAAAAGTGCTGGCTCAAAAATTGGCACTGGGATTAAGATAGCAGCAGTTGCAGGCGTGGCCGCTGTTGGTGCGACACTGGGCAAGATTATTTCATCATCACTTTCAGAAGGTGCGGACTTACAACAATCGCTTGGCGGAATTGAGACGCTCTTTAAAGGGAGCGCCGACAAAGTTAAAGGATTCGCTGATCAAGCTTATAAGACAGCCGGGCTCTCGGCTAATGATTACATGGAAAACGTCACGAGTTTTAGTGCCAGCTTACTTCAATCAGTTGGTGGTGACACCGAAAAGGCGGCTAACATCGGTAACATGGCCATGATTGATATGTCGGATAACGCCAACAAAATGGGCACTAATATCGGTGATATCCAGAATTCTTACCAAGGCTTTGCAAAGCAAAACTACACCATGCTCGATAACTTGAAACTCGGTTACGGTGGTACCAAAGAAGAAATGCAACGGCTATTAACTGATGCGCAGAAAATTACCGGTCAGAAATATGACATGAGTAATTTGAGTGACGTGTATAGCGCCATTCACGCGGTGCAAGGTGAATTAGATATCACGGGCACTACCGCCAAAGAAGCTGCTAGTACCTTTAGCGGTTCATTCGATTCGATGAAAGCCGCCATGTCCAATGTGCTGGGTAAGATGTCATTGGGGCAGGATATTACGCCGTCATTACAGGCTTTAGCTGCAACAACGTCGACCTTTCTGTTTAATAATTTCATTCCAATGGTTGGGAATGTTTTAAAGGCACTGCCTAGCGCCATCACCACATTCATTACGGCGGCCGCACCTAGTTTTGTCGCTGGTGGACAGAAGCTAATTAGCGGATTAACACAAGGCATGTCTGGCGGTAATGGTGCTGTCACAACTGCTTTAAGCGGTATGATGGCATCTGTGTCAACATTTGGTACAACATTACAAACGACATTTCAAACAATATTTCAGACACTCGCCCCTGTGGTAACGAGTACGTTAGGCACGATGCTTGGACAACTGCCGGGATTATTCGCAACAGTCATTAATGCGATTACGCCAGTTGTTCAGATGATTGGCACAGCGTTTTCGCAGCTTGATTTTAGTGGTTTGCAAACTTTAGCTAGTGCGGTTGTGCCAGCAATTTCAGCTGGATTTAGCACGATGATGGGGATCGTTGGACCAGCAATTTCAAGTGTTGTAACGTCGTTTGTAGCATTGTGGAATGCAGCGCAACCATTGATTACCGTCTTGGCAGGGGCTTTAATGCCAGCATTTCAGGTCATTGGGGCCTTTTTAGGCGGAGTATTTAAAGGTATCTTAATGGGGATTTCGGCCGCTTTCGATGCGGTTCGGATTGTTATTGGGATTTTAACACCTGTCATTTCATTGTTGGTAAGCGGATTTCAAGCAATTGCCCCAGCTTTAACAGTAGTAGCTGGTTGGGTTGGGACTGTCATGGGACTATTCGCTGGATTAGGTGGCGCTGGCGGCAGTCTGCGGACAATCTTATCGGGTGCCTGGAACAATATTAAATCGGCCGTTTCGATTGCGGGTAGTGCAATTGGTGGTGCGATTAATGGCGTTAAAGTTGTCTTTAGTGCGTTAGGTTCTGCCGGTAGCTCATTGCGGTCACTTCTAAGCAGCGCTTGGAATTTAATTAGATCAGCAATTTCAGCAGCCGGCAGTGGCATTATGAGTATTGTGAATGGCATTAAAAATGTTTTCGGTGGCCTAGGCGGCGCTGGAAATACTGCGAAGGCTTTAGTTTCTGGTGCATTCAACGGAATGCGCAGCGTTGTTTCAAATGTAGCTGGCAGTATTAAAGGTGTGATCAATGGAATCAAGTCGGTATTCAGTAGCCTTGGCAATATTAATCTAAGTAGCGCCGGACATGCCATCATGAATGGCTTTCTTGGCGGTTTAAAGGCCGCTTATGGGAAGGTTAAAGATTTTGTTGGCGGTATCGCAAAGTGGATTAAAGAGCATAAGGGTCCGATTAGTTATGATAGAAAACTCTTAATCCCAGCTGGTAATGCAATCATGGGCGGACTTAACAATAGTCTGCAAGATTCATTCCGAGATGTGCAATCAACCGTCTCAGGCATGGCCGACAAGTTGAGCCTATCAATGACGCCAGCTATTGCATTTGACGAACCAGCCGCTTTGACTGGCAACAACCTCGCGCAGATGATGCGCCCAACACCAGCGGTTTACAACACCTATTCAGCACCAACCCAAGACGCAGCCAACAATGTGGAAATGATCGACTTACTCCGCATAATTGCCGATAAACGTACCGTGGTCGATGGCTCTTCGTTCGCGTCGGCTTATGAAGAATACGGTTCGACTGAGACCGCACGTCGAAGCCAGTTAAAAGAAAGGGGCCTTGCAATTGACAATAAAATCTAAGTATCAATACGGGATTGAATTTAATGGCCACCGCTCCAACGACTTTGGCCTGGATGTCCAAGATAAAACAGTTGGTATGCCTGCCAAGAATAAAATCACGCAGGCTATCCCTTTCAGTAATACCGTTCTGGATATCTCGGATTTATATGGTGGCCAGACGTACAAGGAGCGCACCGTTAAAATCACGTTCATTGTCCGCGACGGTGTTGATCCGTCGAAAGAGCGCCTATATTCGTTATGGACGCAGGTTGTTAACTGGTTGATGGCACCAGGGCGTAAAGTTAAATTGAAAGATGATATCATGCACAACTATTACTATTTGGCAGAAGTCGAGAAAGAGCCCTCATGGGACGAGATGCGCGCCTACGGAAAATTATCAGTTGAGTTTAACTGCTACCCATTTCGCATTGATGAACTGGAAGAGGGCAACGATATTTGGGATGAGTTTAACTTTGAATTAGATATTGCCCAAGTGACGGATTTCGAAATTGTCGGCAGCCGGACAATCACGCTCTTTAATATGGGGGTCACGACTATCTCGCCAGAAGTTGTGGCAACTGCACCGTTTACGATTGAAATGGGTGGGCAACGGTTCACGCTTAACGCTGGGACTTATAGCAGTCCAGATTTCATGCTGCCAACTGGAGAAGTTGCCATGACCGTCATTGGAACGGGGAAAATATCATTTAACTGGCATAAGGAGTTGATCTAATATGTATCGGGTGACGGTAAGAAACGGCTGGAACGGCGCGGAGCACACAATTCATTCGGAAAACTTAAATGACACCAAGCTATTAACAGCGAAGATTACGAGGAACATCGATTCAATTGATTCATTTCAGTTTAGTATCAGCCCCAAGTCACCCTATTACAATGACTTCAAAGGGATGACGACGTTCGTTAAGGTGACGATTTCCAAACGTAATCAGGTGCTTTTTGAGGGCCGTGTGCTCCCGACAACCGATTCGATGGCAACCAGTGGTGAGTTTAATAAAGAAATCACCTGTGAAGGGTTGCTGGCGTTTCTGCACGATTCAACGCAGGACTATTACGCGTTAGCAAACAACGACTTGAAGTCGTTCTTGCAACACATGATTGATGTGCATAACCGTCAAGTTGATGCGTTTAAAAAAATCAAGCTGGGGCAAGTTACAGTGACTAGCCCGTCTGATAATGTCTACAAGTCGATTGATGACTCAAAGACGACCTACGAGACCATTAAAGATAAACTGATCACGAAGTACGGTGGTGAGATTCGACTGCGCCACGAACCGGACGGGTTATACCTCGACTACATGCCTGAGATTGCCATTCAAAGCAATCAAGAGATTCGATTAGCGAGCAATCTGCTATCCATCAAAAGGACAATTGATCCTAGTGCGATGTATTCGATTATCAAACCCCTGGGCGCACGGGCTGAAACAACGACGCAAGCCGATGAAGGTAATACCGATATTTCACAACCACGATTAACAATCGAGACTGTCAACGCTGGCAGTCCTTTTTTGGTATCACAAAAGTTGGTTGATCAGATAGGTCGTGTGGTGCATCCAGAGGTTTGGGACAACGTAAAAGTCGCGTCAATCCTGAAATCAAAAGGGCAAGCGATGCTGGATAGCCAACGAGAAATTAAGGAACAGTTTCAAGTAACGGCTGTTGATTTGAGCCTGTTATCTGGTATGACAGTTGACAGCTTTGAATGCGGTAATTATCACCAAACAATTAACCCTTTAATGGGGATTGATGAACGGTTGCGGATTGTTGGTCAGTCATTGGACTTATGTGAACCGCTCAACTCGACTTTATCAATCGGGGATAAGTTATTGGGTCAAGCTGACTATGAAGCTCTTATCAAAAAGCAAGGCGAAGCGATTGACGAAATCAAGAGTCGAGTGGCTGCGCAGACGGCTAAGATTGTGACAATTAGCAACGAATTGGGTGAGATCGGAAGCATCAAAGAGGCTCAATCTACTCAAGATGAGTTAATTAAAGAACTTCAGGAACAAGTGCAGAAACTCCAAGAGCAAACAGTTGGAGATCAATACTACGAAGGTTCGATTATTGATGTTTCAGAGTTCCAAGGAACTATCAATTGGTCTCAGGTTGTAAGTGGCGGATTAGCACTATCTATTATACGTGTGCAATCTGGTAGTTCTCATATAGATGGAACATATACAGCTAATATTCCTAATGCCATTAGTGCAGGAGCAAACTACGCTGTTTATGCATACTTCTCGGCTCTTAATGCAGCTGATGCTGAGATTGAAGCAAGAGACTTCTATAATCGAGCTACTTCGGCTATTGGTAGTCGTAAGCAACCTAGATTCTGGATGATTGATGTCGAGCGAAACAGCGTAACGAGTGGAACACTGTCCGCAGCTGTAACGGCTTATATGAACAAGCTTAATGCGTTAGGCATTCCAGATTCTAAGATTGTTATTTATGTAAGCAACGCTTTATATCGTTCGATAGACGTTAGTCGAACTCAGATTTGGATTCCTTCTTATGGTGCTAATGATGGAACTATTAGTAATTCTAAGAAGCCTTTATATCCTTATGATTTATGGCAATATACTAGTGTTGGGCGTGTCAGCGGTATCTCAGCAAACGTTGATATGAGCACAGACCCTAGTGATAGATTCAAGAAAACTTATTTAACAAAGGGGTGAGAAAATGGCAGAAGATATTTTAGGTTGGACTACTAAGAAAGTTACGTTTGACAAGCAAGTTGATTATCATGATGATACACCAACACCAGCTTTAACTGTCAACCCGTCAACAGACTTAGTACAAGCCGCCGCAACAAACTCAGACCAGATTGCAGACAAGATGTTTGGTAAAGACGTACGTAAATCATTAGCTCAATGGGTGTTACTGGCTGGGTATATGCTCGAGAAAGGTCTGATTACGCTTCAACAATTTCAAGCCGCCTTAAACAGCTTTGAAGATATCATGGAAAATCGTCAGGTTGAGGTTGAGGACCGTCAAACAGATTTGGAGCAAGAGTTTAAAGATGTTATAGCAAATGCTACTGTTGATAGCGAGGTTATTAACGCTAGAAACTCTAATATTTATGGTAAATTCCCAACACTAGATGGACGTATTGAAAACATTGAACAAATGTTAGCAATGGCTATACCATCAGGTTATTTAGTAACGATTAAACATGGTCTTGGACGTAATCCAGACGTTACAGTTAGTTATTACGAGGATGCTATCGGTATAGAATTGGAGGGCTTGGTAAAGCTACTATATTTGGTGGTACCAATGCTAAATTTATAGAATCCACGGCTAGTTATGTTGATGCTAATAATATTAAGATTGAACTTCCTGCTGGTTTTGCATTAAAAGGATATCCAGTCTATCAACCTGCTGACCGTTGCTGGTATATAATTGATAAGAATCGTATCTTACGATTTGATTTAGGCGTTAAGAGTAGTGACCATCCAAATGACGGTGACCAAAGCCAACCGTAGAGGCTCCTAAATTTCTAGTGGTAAGTCCTGTAAATGCAACAACTACAAAATTAGATTGGGTGTGACGTGAGTGATTTATTATATTTATCAGAACAATGAAAAAATTAAAGAGGTTACGGATGCTAAGACTGTTACAATTACCGGTTTAGCACCTAACACAAGTTATACCTATGCTGTCAGTGCTTGGAATGGTATTCGAGAGAGTGCAAAATCGAATATTGTCACTGTAACTACGTCAGCAATTCCAGTAACTGCAATTACGTTGTCAATCAGCCAAACAATGGAAGTTGGCAATTCGATTAAGGCGACTGTTACTTTGGCACCGACAGATGCGACGAACAAAGCAGTTACTTACAAATCAAGTGATACAACCATCGCTACGGTGGCTGCAGATGGTACTGTCAAGGCGATTAAACCTGGTACAGTAACCATTACTGCAACTGCATCCAGTGGTAAGGCGGCAACGGCTACGATTAAAGTATATGAAGCATTAGTAACTGTAACTTCTTTAGCAACTTCCAATGTAACATCAAGTGCTGTTACCCTAACATGGGTTTAGTAAAGGGGTGATTCCTTGAATTATAAGGTATATGAAGGTTCAACACTCAAGACAACTGTTTCAAGTAAAACGGTAACCATTACGGGTTTAATGCCATATACAAATTATACTTTTGGTGTTATTCCCAACAATGGCTTAAGAGATGGTGTACGTAAAGAAATCACGGTAAAGACACCTGGCATTAGGTTCAACATTCCAAAGACGCTGACAGTTGGCTCAACTATTACGTTACGTTACGAAGAGTACGCATTAGGATTAGTTCCAATTGGTAATGAACCGTCTGGCATGTTCGGTGGTGGGGGTAAGCAAAATTTATCTGCAAAAGTAATCAGCACAGCAAATGGTAGCAGTTCAGTTGAAGTTGGTTCAGTATCTACACCATACGCATCGTTTGTCGACGGCGATACGTTCACTGCACAACCAGATGGAACATGTGCACTGTTTAGCGAATACAAAGCACTTTATTACTAAAGAAAAGAGGAGATACAATGGCAGAACTAACCAAAATTTTTACAGGTATGGAAAAAGGGCCGGAAGCTATTCAGGCCAATTTTAATTTAGTGAAATCAGATTTGATGAATTCTAAATTAGTTGATACAGGTTGGGTTAAGGTTGCATTAGAGAATGCAACTGGTGACGTTTTTATTCGAAAAATTGGGAAACACGTTATGATGCGCGGTTCATTTAAAACAACAGTTAACTCATCTGTAACGAACCAATTGTCACTAGTTGGTAGCTTTCCAGATGAATTTAAAAGCACGACCAGCTATAGCCCTATTATTGAGTTGGCAGGTCCGTGGGACCCACACTATATTATGGTCCAAGTAGCTTGTAACTCTGGAAAAATCGCACAAATCGGTGGCACCCAAGGGACTACTGTGTTCATTGAATCTATTAGATGGGAGGTCGATTAAAATGAAAATTCAATATGAAATTGATGGACAAGGTGTTCTAACAGGCAAGAGTAGACTAGTTGATGATGATGTAGTAGAAACTACAATTTTTAAAAATGCTTGGGAAAATGATGGATATTTAAATCATAGTTACGATGTTATTAGCAGTAAGTGGGTTGGGAATAACGATGGATTAGAACAAGCAGAGTTAAAACCAGATGATACTGACCAAATCAAATTATTGGTTGGTAATCTAGTAGCAGAAAATGCCAAGAAAGACCAATCTATCAAACAACTACAGACAATGACCGGAACATTAGTGGCGCAAATTGCTGAACTTAATAAAGGAGGGAATTAATATGTATGAAATGATTAAACAATGTTATGACTGGGGCGTTTACACTGCCGACTATGTAAAGAGTTATTTTGTGGATAAATATCAATCAATCACTCAAGAACAATATGAACAAATTGTAGCGGCTAAACAATAGTCGCTTTTTATTTGGATGGAGGGAGGAACGATCTTGCACGGATTGGGAGGATTAACGTGGGGTGAATGGGCTTCACTGATTGCGATTATTACTTTTATTGCAGGCTTAATCAGCCTGCTTTTTAAATACGCAGTTTTCGCACCATTTCAAGGGGATATTAAAGAGCTTAACCATAATTTTAAGCAGCTCAATAACAATCTGTCTGACTTAAAAACAGACATCAAACGTTTGGACGAACGGGCAGACGAACACGACCGGCGACTAGATCGGCATCACGAACGTTTAAAAAGTTTAGGAGGGTACAAATGATTAAAAAAGTAGATTGGCATTCAAAAGTACTGTGGACTTCGCTGACAGCTCTAGTCATTGTGTTAGTTCAGCAAGTGGCCAAGGTTTTCGGGATTGAATTCAGCAACGATTTAGCCAACCAAGTACAAGGCATCGTCAATACGGTGCTTACCATTCTAGGATTAGTCGGTGTCGTCTATGACACCACGAAGGGAGATCCAAAATGAAAAAATTAAATAACCTAGTAGTCGCCTTTGGGGCGGCTATTTTAGTTGCATCAAATTTAGCAAGTGGCGTACAAGCTTATTCGATTGATAATACTTATAAGCTTGCGGACAATGAAGGGTCCGCGTACAAGACTAGCAACAATTATATTATTCTGCACGATGTCGGTACCGAATCAAAAGCGTGGGAAAACGCCAGTTATTTAAAACGTGCTTGGCTGTCCACACAATCTTATGTTCAGTATTATGTTGGCGACGGTGGCAAGGTCTATTCAGGCGGTGCAGAAGGTTATCAAGCTTGGGGTGCCGGGGCGGTTGCCAACGCCGCTTCACCTGTTCAAATCGAATTAGCCCACACGTACGACAAGACCCAGTTCGCCAAAGATTATGCAACTTATGTTAACTTAGCCCGTAACAGTGCGATCAAATACGGTATTCCGCTCACACTAGATGGTAACGGCCGCGGGATTAAGACGCACTTATGGGTCACCAACAATATTTGGGGTAACCACACCGATCCCTACGATTATCTAGCACGGTTCGGGGTGACAAAACAGAAGTTATCTCATGACTTACAGACTGGATTGCCTGAAGATGGCACCGCAACCGTGCCATCAAAGCCCACACCAACTACACCAAGTAATCAAAATGAATGGGCGGAAAACTGGCACTTTACTAACGGCGACCAACCAATCCAAGCGCGCCTTGGACAGCCCTCACTTAGCGCACCATATGCAGGCAAATTACCAGCGTGGACAACCATCTACTATGATCGCGTTGCAGTTCGTGACGGTTATGTTTGGTGCCACTGGACAACCAATAATGGTGATTCGGTATGGATGCCGGTTCATCCAGTCGGAGCAGCCAATAATGTTTGGGTGTCATTTGACTAACATAAAGCACTAAAAAAAGCCCTCGTGTGAGGGCTGTACATAAATTATTTCAATTTTGACTGTTTCATAGCTTCATAATAACAAGCTATATGTGTAAGAATAATTATTTCATCATCAGGCATAGTATGAGCTTGGATAGATACCCATTTTGAAGCAAATTCTTTTGAAAATGCGTCAGCTTGTTCTATACCCCAGATATGATCACCATGAGTTAAATTTGTGTATATTTTCTCTAGCTGGTAATTACCTTGCTCATGCATTTTTTGAGGACGTATTCCATAAATAGAGTCTGTTAATTCACACATTTTTTCGTAATCAAGATTCTCAACAGCAGATCGAATGGCGGGAATCTTTGAGCTAATAACTTCTCTATAATTTTCTAGGATATCTTCATTTTTAGTGTTTGATAACTCAATAGTCATGCAAGAAATTAAGTCATCGATTGGATATGTTTGTTCGAAACGTTTAGCTAGCATATTGCGAATTGCTATAAGTGTATCAAGCGTTGAAAGATTAGTGGGAATTTTTTCTGATTTCCATATATTTAGTTGTCGATTAACGATTTCATTTAAAGAATCTGTAGCTAATCTCATTAGTTCAAATCTTGATTGAATGTAATCTTTTAATATGAAGAATGGAAATTTTAAGTCTTTAATATTATCGTTTTTATTTGAATAGATTCGAATACCTACTATTGGAATACGTGAAGAACTGCTATTAACTATGACCCAAGGGGAGTACTGAATCTCCTTATTTTTTTGAAGAAAATTAACCCTATTAGTCTCAAAAGGATGAGCCATTGATAACGAGCGAAAGTATCTGAAAAATTGTTCATCCGTGGGGCATTCATCAGCTGAAAGCTCCAACTGATTCATACAGATTTCTTTAAAGTATAAGTAAGCATCCTTATCATTTGAGTTAGCATATTTATTTTTAAACTTTAGATTTCGTTGCAATTCGTTGATAGCGTCGAGCACCATACATGCATACATAATGAATATAAGAAAATCAGTTTCAGTTTTTGGAGTTTCTGAATGTTGGTTTAAGTACTTGATACTATCGTCGACGCGATCCATTATTGCACAATAAAGATTAAAGCTACTTTTATAACGTTTATCGTGCATGAATATAGGAGTTAAGTTAATCGCATTGCGAAAATCTTTACAAATTTCAGGATTCAAAAAATCAGCCATATTATTTACACCTTCTTATTTTTTTCTAGTTGAACTAGCTCATCAAGCACAGTCCCAGGCGTCTTATCCAAAGCCACTGCGATTGCCTTGATCACTTTGCCAGTTAGTCCGTCGATACCGTTCTTGCTGTCAACTGCAGCTTTTAAAGTTGTCTGACCCAGGCCACTTAATTTACTGACCTTATAACGGGTAACGTTATTTTGGTCTAAATATTGTTGTATGACGTTCATCAAAAAGCCTCCTAAAGAAATTTAACAAGTAGTGCCAAAGCGCTGAGAATGATAGCAGCTATAGATAGTGCCATAGTTGCGTGTCTTTTGTCTTTCATAGCATGACATGGTATTATGAGTAGACAAACAAGGGCTTTCGCCCCTGTGTCTTAGAACCAACTCTTTAGAAATGCTAGAAGCGATATTATGAATGATATGACAGCCAGTCTGTATTCATTAGCTTCGCGCTTTTCTTTTCGGAGTCGGTTCTTTTTTTCTACCCTAGAACCGATGTCTCTCACCTCCTTTCCATATTTATATAATACAATATATTGAGGTATAAGTCAATATATTTAAGTAAAAGGTTAAATTAAATTTGACAAAAGAGAATGTATGTTCGTATAATGATTTTTAAAGGAGTGGTCAAGATGGAATATGTCAGCCTAAAAGGGACTATCAATAGCGCTGTTAAAGTAATTAGCTTCACACCATATCTTGTTCGGTTTGAACTTAAAACAGCCGAACAGAATTATAATTGCCTGGTCGCAAAAGACGCTGCACCAATTTCAATTTTTGGCCACTTTAATAAGCGCAAGCAATTAATAGTCGATAAATACCATGTCAAGAATGTAATTCAAAAATTATCTGTTGTAAGATGAGAACAGAACAAAAGTGGGAGCGAGTCAGATGGAACAATTTGCACCAGCGCTAATCAATGAGCAATATTATTTAACTCTTAATGAGACTGGCAAAGTTGAGCTACACAAAGAGGGTATTGGGGTGGTTGGCAGTATGAGCTACTATTACACTCGGAATGACTTGCCCTTGTTTATCTGTCGGCATGAACCTAGCGCCAATTTAAGGACAATTCATGATATAATGGTGCAACTAGATGAACAGATGCAAAAGATGGTTGAGTGTGGTTGCTTAGTGGTTGGCGGTCGAAACGTAGCAATTCGACATTAAAAGCTCCATAACCACACACGAGCCACACAAAACCCACTAATATAGCGGTATATAGATGTTTGTAATGTCCGCCTGTGACATTCAATAATTCTTGGAGACATCTAATTTCGCACATTGCTTGCGAGGTTAGGTGTTTTTTTAATGATGGAGTGAATGTAAAATGCAAGATTATTTAAAAGCGCATCAAACATGGTTAGTTGATTTTTATCAACAACGGAATTGGTATCGATTTTCACCATTAATTCGGTTGAACTTCTTGAGTGAAGAACTTGGGGAATTATCACGGGCCGTTAGAACGATTGAACTTGGGCGTGATCACCCAGGTGAAAAAGTTAAAAACGACGCTGAAAAGCGAGCTAACTTAAAAGAGGAGTTAGCCGATTGCTTCGATCAACTGCTCATTATCTGTTCGAAATATGAAATTGAGCCTGAGGAATTGATGGCACTTAGCGAGGCAAAGTTTACAAAACGGTTCGAAAATGATTAGAAATTAAATATTTAAATAAAAAGTTTATGCGCTTTAAAGCCTATTTTAATAGCCTTTTGCGAATGAATTGCGATCGATTTAGTCGATAGTTTTGGGATGCGGGTTGCTAATTAGAAAATGCCATGCTATACTGTTCAAGTAATCAAATTTTGAAACGTAATTTGAGTTTTGGATGCACAATACCTTCCTCTTTTACCTATCAATAATTTATTGCAACAAAAAACGTACATTGATATGTATCAGGAGGAAATTATTATGAACAACGGCACAGTAAAATGGTTTAACGCAGACAAAGGTTTTGGTTTTATCACTGGTGAAGACGGCAAAGACGTATTTGCTCACTTCTCAGCTATCCAAGGTGACGGTTACAAGTCATTAGACGAAGGCCAAGCAGTATCATTTGATGTTGAAGACAGCGACCGCGGTCCTCAAGCAACAAACATCGTTAAACTTTAA